GCAATTATTATCCATCAGTTGATTCTATTGCAGAAAGAAAGGAAGTGAAGCGTTTGAGAATGGATTCGGGGAGTATACCAGAATAATATGAAATTTGTAAAACGATATAAAAAAAAATTGATAGTTATATTATAAATGGTAACTCCGCAAACCACAATGGAAGCAGATACACAATGTAATGAACATCATGAACTTGCAAATAAGTGGACTATGTGGGCACACTTGCCTCACGATACAGACTGGAGCATAGGCAGTTATAAGAACATTTATACCATGGGAACAGTGGAAGAAGCAATTGCTCTTACGGAAACTTTGCCAGATGTTTTAGTAAAAAACTGCATGTTATTTCTTATGAAGGAAGGGATAAAGCCTATTTGGGAAGATCCCAAGAATCGTGCGGGCGGTTGTTTCTCTTATAAGATTCCAAATAAATGTGTTTACGAAGTTTGGAAGGATCTTAGCTATGTTATTGCAGGTGAGTCAATAAGCTCACAATCGTCATTTGTTACCAATGTGACCGGAATTACCATTTCACCAAAAAAGAATTTTTGTATTATTAAAATTTGGATGTCAAATTGTGCCAATCAAAACCCATGTATTGTTACAAGTGAAGTAAAGGGTTTGACTTCAAATGGATGTTTATTTAAAAAGCATACGCCAGAGTATTAGTTCAACCAAATTATCTATATCAACCTTTAAAAAAGGTTGAACCAAATTATCTATATAAAAATAAATATAAAAACATATTTATTTTTATTACATAAGATGAATATTCTATTGAATAAACGTGGATATAAAATTAACACAAATGAATTCAATACAATTGTACACAATGAATATAATAATTTAGTTATACGGGAAAAGTTAGGACATTTTGAAAGAGTTGTTTCATTGCTCGCGAATTTATCGCAGTTGTCTCGGTGGTGCCTTTTTTTCAGCCAGTCTCACGGCGGGTTTGTTCCAATCAGTGTCGCATCTAATTACGATACCATATATTTACTTAATACATACGAAAATCAAATAGAAAATTTGAAAAACAATATTTCTGGGTTTAATGTGTCAAATGCAAAATGGTCGTTTGAATCAACCGAGGACACTATGGATTTAATTGTTTATTCCGAAAATTATGACGACATTGATGAAAATATGGTTAAAAAATATAACCCACTTATTCTAACTAACTTCAATCAAAAACTTTTTAAAAGCGGCGATTACGAGAATATTTATGAAATTACTGGCTCAAACTTGGCTGTATTTGTTCCTGGAAGAATGCATGATAATTTTTTAAAAGAATTTAAATATTATATTAATAATGAAAAACTTGCATATGATAATCTGATACATTTGTGCATTATGGTTAAAAATGGAGGACCACAGTTTGAAAATATGTTAAAGTCTAACATGCACTTGATTGATAGATGGACAATCTTAGACACTGGAAGCACGGATGAAACTCTTGAAATTATTAATCGCATTTTGGTTGGAAAGAAGAAGGGTGAGTTATTTCAAGAACCATTTATTAATTTCAGAGACAGTAGAAATCGTTTGCTTGAATTAGCTGGAGAATCGTGTAAATTTACATTAATGTTGGACGATACATATGTTATTGGTGGAGACTTGCGCGGATTTTTGAATGAAGTTAGAGGAGACCAGTTTGCCGATTCTTTTACGTTATATATTAAAAGCGATGACGTTGAATACGGGTCAAATCGCGTATTAAAAACTGACAGAAAATTGAAATATTTATATAAAATTCACGAGGTTGTACAGGAGAAGAATAATATGAATGTTGTTATTCCACTTCAAAGGGCAAACATTATGGATGAAAGATTTGATTATATGGAAAAACGAACCATGGATAGAAAACAACTTGATTTGAAATTACTTTTTGAAGAAGTTGAAGATGACCCAAATAACCCAAGGTCGTTTTATTATCTTGCACAGACATATAATTTATTAGATGAACCCGACAAGGCGTATTTTTATTTTTTGAAAAGAATGAATCACCTTGTTGAAGGGTTCCTTCAAGAGAAAATTGACGCCGTTTTTGAAGCAGCGCGAATCGCAAATTTCAAATTAAACAAACCTTGGAAGGAGTGCGAAGAACTTTATTTGAAAGCTTACGGTTTAGATAAAACTAGACCAGATTCTTTGTATTTCTTGGGAATTCATCATCACCTAGAGGGTAATAAAAAGGACGCATTTGATTATTTTAAAAAGGCGTTTGAAGTCGGTTACCCTGTTCACTGTCAATATTCTTTAAAACCAACTTTGAGCTATCATTTTTTGCCAAAATTTCTTTCTCAGTTATCTTATGAGTTCAATGACTTTCAACTTGGAGAGAAATGTACCACGCTTTATTTAGAAAAAAATAGACCCGATGCAGATATGTACAGCGTCATTGTTTCATGGCACAATATTTTTGTAAAGCTTAACATGATGCAGAATTCATTATCTAACGCAATAATGCCAAACATAAACGATAAACCAGTGTTGTGTTTTGTAGCTGACGGTGGGTTTGAACCATGGACGGGGTCTGACATTCTCACCAAAGGAGTAGGTGGTTCAGAAACCTATATTATTGAAATGGCTCGTCACATTAAGAAACAAGGTCGGTTTACAGTTATTGTTTTTTGTAATTGTATTCAACAATCAATATTTGAAGGAGTTGAATATATACCGATATCTTATTACCCTCCTTTTGCTGCAAGTATTAATATTCATACTTGCATTGTAAGTCGCTTCTCTGAATATATTCCAGTTGCCATTCACGGCAAGGTTGAAAATTTATATCTAGTGTTACACGATTTAACACCATCTGGAGTAGTTTTGCCCATTCATGAGAAATTTAAGAAGGTATTCTGTTTGAGCGAATGGCATGTTGAATATTTTTTAAATATATTTCCACAATTCAAAGACATTACCGTCCCGTTTTATTACGGTATAGATGTTCACAAGTTTGACAATGAATCTCTGGTAAACGACGTAGAACCTCCAAAATCAAATATTTATATGCAGATTATTGAAACAGTTGAGAAAATCCCAAATAAATTTATCTATTCGTCTTTTCCAAATAGAGGTTTGTTACAATTGCTTCAGATGTGGCCAAAGATTTATGAAAATTATCCCGACGCATCACTCCACATTTATGCTGATGTTAATGGTAAATGGGTCAATTCTGTTGAAGGTCACTTAATGGTTAAAATTAGAGAATTGTTGTCCTTGCTTACAAATCATAATATTAATTATCATGGTTGGGTAAATAAATCTGAACTAGCAGATGCTTGGAAGACTTCTGAATACTGGTTTTATCCTTGCACTTTTATGGAAACATTTTGTTTGACTGCAGTTGAGGCAGCCTTATCAAAAACATTGGCAATAACAAATGGGCTTGCTGCATTGCAAAATACTGTTGGTGACCGAGGCATTTGTATAGAAGGTGATGCTAGCACTCCAGAATGGCAAGAGAAGGCATTGTTTGAATTATTTTCCATCATGGAAGATAAAACAAAGAGAGAAGAAGTAATTGAACGCAACCACAAATGGGCTTCAACTTTATCATGGGAATCACAAGCAGAAAAGCTTACCAAAGAACACCTACTTTTTTAATTAAAAACAAAGACCTTTATCGCAAAATGGCAAATAAATTAATAAATAAGCTGCATAAAAAATCATAACTGAATTTACAACCCAACACCACATTGAACCCGCAGTTTGATCGCTTTCGTAATTATAATAAAAAATACACAATGATAATAATCCAAATAATAATCCAGCCCATTTTCTCTGATAAACCAAACTAAATAAAAAGAAGAATAACCATACAATAAATATAACGGGGTCTTGATTAAAAAACAACCATCTTAAATGACCCTTTTTACTTACAACGGAATGCATAGTTTGGGTTATAACTTTGTAAATAAAATATGGCACTGCTGTTGCAATATATGTCAATAATAATGTATTTCTTAGAGAAATATTTGACAACAACATAAGACTTGCAATAGGTTGAAAAATAATTAATGCTGCGGCAATTGTAGAAAATATATTGTTGTAAAATTTATTATCAATATTTCTCCAAATAAAACATTCAACTAGTTGCATAAATATGAACGAAGCAAAGAAAAGATAAATCCACGGATTTAGTAAATGTTTAATCTTATATTGGGTAAAAGTGTTATTGTACATGATAAGAAATAAAACAAACATACTGAATAAAAAAGTATTCAATGAAACTTCTTGATTCCAACACATATTATATGTGTAGATTTTATATATATTTTATACAATGCTAATTGCAGCATTATATAAAAAACTAAATTATGTAAAAATTAACTAGAGGGAAGGGGTGCTAAACAGAGACGTATGCTCCCAAGTGACGCCACATCATATTTGACAACAAGTGGCAAATCGTTCTCCAAATAAACCTCAATCTGAGAACACAAGTTAGTGCACTTGATAAAGTAACCAAGATTTTTTAGAGAAAACTCGCCTTGAATCACCTTTGATGAATCTTGCTTCAAAATGAAGCCCATGCTACCATCAGACTCCTCGCGATGAATTTCAGCAGATGCGAATTGGCCAGAGCACTTGAAGATAAGTTCGCTTCCAACAGACTTGATTTCCAACTTGTCAGAAACACCAGAAAGATCGCGAATAATCTTTTGGAAATCGGCAGATGGTAAATTAATAACCGACGAAAACTTTACATCGGGATATTCAAGCTCCTCTGGGTCTGGCTCAATAAGACGGAGCTTCTGAGTTTTGCACTGCTTTATCTCTCCATTCTCAAATTTTAATGTTAAATGAGAAACAATTCCATCAACATAATCACCATTCTCAATATAAATTGTCAGAGTATCATCATTGTCAATAGAATTAATCAACTTGAATAAATGAAACATATTTACTCCAATAATGATTTTTTCCTTTTTGCACTCATAAAACTCAAAATTCTGAGAGGCTAAATGCAAGTGCGCCAAAATTGTATGTGACTTGTCCATGTTGATAATTCGGATTCCGTCGGGTTGAAAAGAAATATTTGTCTCTAAAAGGATATCCTTTAATGCCGTCATTAAAGTTCTAAAAGGAGCAATTTGAACAGTTTTAATCGTCAATACATTATTATCCGTTGATCCCTTAATTGCAAAGTTTGACATTATAAATAAATAAAATTTATAATCTTTAAATACTTATGTCCTGAAATATTAAAATTAAACGCATTAATTCTAATTTTAATATTCTTCTAATATATTCTTTATTTTGCCGCATTTTTACATATTAACTTTTGGCATCTGTTTTTGTCCGTGTCCATAAAGCCTCTTTGCTTTTTTTGCTAGACTAAGCGCTTTACTCCCAGGTTTGCAACCTTCCTCTAATATATTATAA